TAAAGAAATAGTGACATCAGGTGGTATAAAACATAAAGTACCAGAATGTTTTAACGTAGCTGGGAATAAAAATAAACATAACGTAGACTTTAGTAAATTTATACAATCAGATGGTACTCCATTTGGAGGAAGCATTGAATCAGGAAACGCAGATACAAACTGGTCTAATGCTGCGTATATGTAATGCCCAAAAAATTTCCTAAAGCTGTAAAAGAACGAGCCTTTAAATTATATCTAACAGATGATTATTCTGCTAGAGAGATAGCTGAACAAATTTCTGCTGAACATCGTGTAGTTGTTAATGAGCAAACTATATATGCATGGGTACGACAAGATGATTGGAAGACCAAAAAAGCAGAGACACAAGTTCAGGCAGTTGAAAAAATGAAGGACAATGAATCAACTAAACTTGCAAAAATGCAGGATGAACATCAGGCTCTTTATAAAAGTATTAGAGATAAAGCTGGATCAGAGTTACAAATATTAGATTTTGAAAGAGCTTTTGATGCAGTTAAGGCTTTAGATATTGGTATACAGGGAGAAAGACAAGTAGCAGAAGGATTAATTAATATTCAGTTTATACAGGATGTAGTTAATATTCTTGTAGATGAAATTGAAGATCCTGATTTAATTAAACGTATTGCAGCAAAATTGAAAGTATTGATGGCATCAAAAGATAATGAGTGATGATTTAACAACATATAATAAAGCCTTTGAATTACTTGCAGAAAAACTCGAAAAGAGTAATAAGTATAAAATAGGTAGCTTTTGGGAGTTTACTAGGGATATATGGTCTCAGGGATTTGAACATCCTGAATACTTTCAAGCATGGCATGTAGGTCAATTAACCGAAGAAGTAGAAAGGTGTGTTGAGGATGGACTTAATTATTTAGCTATATTACCTAGAGCCCACTTTAAATCTACAATACTAGGACATGCTTTTAGTATATGGAGAACTTTAAAAGTACAGGGAAATGCTAATATTTTATATCTGTCTTATAGTGATACTATGGCAAAGTATCATATATCTGAAATCAATAAAGAGGTTAATAGAAACCCTCTTTTAAAAGACATGATGACTAATAGAGCTCCTAAAGCTGACTTTACATTTAGATATGATACAGGTAACGGGGGAAGTGCAGAGATATTACATGGAGGACTATTTTCGTTCAAAAGAGGTATGCACGTTAATGGAGCATTAATTGCTGATGACATATTGAAAGACCCTGAAAGCCCTCTTGCTATAGGACAGATGGCTAAGATTGAAGATCACTTTTTAACAGAATCTTTATTTATACCTAATAAGGGAGTACCAGTAGTAGTAGTTGGTACACCTATGATGCCCGGAGATTTACTTACTATATTAGAAAAGGATGAAAGATTCGTATCTAGAAAAATGCCTGCTCTTGATCCAGAACCGGATAGAAGAGTATTGATGCCTGAACTATATAGTGAAGAGTGGTTATTAGAACAACAAAAAGCTAAACCTAAGTCATTTGCTTCGGAGTTCTTACTACAACCCCACTTTAATACCGAAGCTTATTTTGATACAGAAGATATTGAAAAGTGTGAAGATGCTAATTTAAGATCTTTACCCACTACTCTTAAACATAATTTTGGAGATGATGAAGATATCTTTGCAGGCTTTGACGTGGGAAAGAAAAGACACCCGTCTCACTTAGTTGTATTTAAAAGAAAAGGTGAACGTATAGAACAAATTCATCAATCATGGTTAGATGGTTGGGACTATTCAGATCAGATAGTATATTTAAATGAGGCAGCTAAGAACTTCGGACTTACAAAAGGTTATATAGATAATACAAGAGGTGAGTTAGAAGATAGAGGATTAGACAGGACTTGGTATCCTTTAGCGTTTAGTTTAAAATCTAAAAATAATATGGCTCATATCTTTGAAGAGTATATTCATTCAGGAAATTTATTTTTAATTCAAGACCATAGACAAAGACAGCAGATACTATCTGTTAATAACGAATTGAAAGCTCCAGAGACTCCAATGGGTCATGGAGATGCGTTCTTTTCTATTGCTATGGCGTTACAAGCTGCTTATGAAACAGGTATTTATAATATGCAAACAGTAGGAGATTTACAGGATTTTGTATCTGATGTAGATCCCTCATTAAAATACCAAGATTTAGACCAAAATAAGCCAGAAAAGTTAATCGATTTCGATAAAAAAGTGTATAATGATACTAACGGACCAATAGAAGCACCCAACCCTTCATGTACAGAGGATGTCTGTAGTCCATCATTATGGGTGCCTGCTAGAGGTTTATGTTTATACTGTAATTATAGAAGGAAATCATAGGAGGATTATTTTGGTAACACTATCACAACAAGCTGAAACTGTAGCATCGACACGATACTATTTGAAGGACGAGTCAGGGCAACCGGAGGAGACTGTTAAAGATCTATTTAAAAGAGTTGCAAAAGCAATAGCACAAACAGAAAAACAATATGGAAAATCTGATGCAGATATACAATTAACTGAAAAAGATTTCTATGGTATGTTATCTAATCTAGACTTCGTTCCTAATTCCCCAACATTAATGAATGCTGGTACTGAACAAGGAACTCTATCAGCTTGTTTCGTATTGCCTTTAGAAGACAGTATGGAAGATATAATGAAAGCTGCCCATGATATTGCAATGGTACAGAAGTTTGGAGGAGGTACAGGATTCGCTCTTTCTAAATTACGACCAAGAGGAGACAAAATAAAAACTACTCACGGAATAGCTTGTGGTCCAATTCAAGTATTACAAACATTATCTAGAGTATCTTCTATGATTACACAAGGTGGTAAAAGAGATGGGGCAAACATGGCAGTAATGGCTATTAACCATCCTGACATACTTGAGTTTATTGAATGTAAAAAAGTTGAGGGGGACATACATAACTTCAATATCTCTGTTGGAGTAGATTCTAATTTTATGAAAGCAGTAGAATCTGGTAGTGAATACCCATTAATCAATCCGAATAACAATGAAGTAACTGGTTATCTAGATGCTAGGGAAGTATTCTCTAAGATTGTTTATGGGGCTTGGAGAAATGGGGAGCCGGGAATGATATTCCTAGATAATGTAAATAAGGATAATCATGTAATAAGTGAATATGGGGAGATGATTGCTACCAATCCGTGTGGAGAACAGCCTCTACTTCCTAATGAATCATGTAACTTAGGATCTATTAATTTAGCTAACTTTGTAAATACAGATCAAATAAGACCTTATATACTATGGGATGAACTTAGAAGTACAATTAAAACATCTACAAGATTTTTAGATAATGTAATTGATGCTAACTATTATGCAACTCCTGACATAGAAAAAATGACTAAAGCTACAAGAAAGATTGGTCTAGGTGTTATGGGATTTGCAGATATGCTTACACAACTTAGAGTTGCTTATAATTCTGAAGAAGGTAGGAAAATAGGATCCGATGTAATGAGATTTATGCAAACTCATGCAGACGAAACCTCTAAGGAATTAGCAGTAGAACGGGGAGAATTCCCTGCATGGGATAATAGTGACTATGGGGAAGACGAAAGATATAGAAATACTTGCCGTTTAACTGTAGCCCCTACTGGTACTATCTCTATGTTAGCAGATACTTCTAGTGGTATTGAACCTCTTTTTTCATTGGCGTATAGAAAAATGAATATCTTAGAGGGACAGACTTTGTATTATGTAAACAAATACTTTGAACAAGATGCTAAGGAAATGGGTTTCTATTCAGAGGAACTTATGGAATATTTATCTGACGGAGGTTCTCTTAAGGATAGATCTGAAGTACCTGATGAAATTAAAGATATTTACATTACAGCACCTGAAATTTCACCTGAATCACATGTTGGAATGCAAGCTGCTTTTCAGGAATATTGTGACTCAGGAATTTCAAAGACGATAAATTTCGCAAATGATGCTACAATAGAAGATGTACATACAGCTTACATAAATGCTTGGAAGACTGGATGTAAGGGGATTACAGTATATAGAGCTGGAAGTAGAGAAAAGGAAGTGCTAGTGACAGCACATAATAATGATACAATAAAAGAAGAACAATCAGACTTTTTTGAAGAGATTGATGCTCCTATTAGTGAGGAATATTACTTTGCTGAATGTTGTGATCAACCTCAAATAGTAATGGAGTCTGGTTGTAAGTCTTGTAAATCATGTGGATGGAGTGCATGTCACATAGCATAATTCACAATTTTATAAAAAAATAGTATAATAATAGTAGGAGAAAAGAGAATGCCTATAGGAAATATGTTAAGAGATAGACAAGAGCAGTATGTCGCCCAAAAAGACAATGCTGGAACTTGGAGAATACTCGATACTTGGCACGAAGATTTAACTAAATTAGGTCCTGAAGATGAGATAGATGACTCAAGTGATGCGGTTACTATCATATCAGAAGGGGGATTTCTAGCTTTAGTTAGAGAAGCAACTAGATTAGGAGTATTACAAAATGCTGCTATGATGGAAAATGAAGCTTTAGCTGATCAAGTATTAGATTTAAAAGAAGAAAACGATAGACTAAAAATACAAATTGAAACTACTCCTGCAGTCGAAGTTACACACGAAGAAAAAGCAGGGTTAAAACAACATGCGATAGACACAATAGCAAAGATAGTAGCTATAGATAGTGTTGAAGTAACTAAGGAATAAGTATGAAAATAGGAGATTATCTTCCAGAAGTTCCTGAAATGGCAAAACAAATGGGTCAACTCGGCTCTCAAATGGAGATATTTAATGACTTAATATTAAATAAATCTGCTGGGGATACAGGTAGTGGACCTACGTTTGGTGTTGATTACATAGTAAATACTTATGTAAGAAATCAACTTGCATATAGAAAACAATTAATTCAAGATTTACAAACCGTAGCGTATACTGCTGAAGAATTAAGAGCTCCTATTTTACACATAACAGGTGAGGTATTTAGACGAGGTATAAAATTTGAGCCTTTAGTAGAAAACCCAGATGAGTCTCAACTAGATCGTATAAAAGAATTTTTAGATGATTGTAACGTATTTGATCAGGGTCTAGAAGAAGTATTAAGACAGTTCCATTGGGATTTAAATACTGTAGATGATGCTTTCTTATATTTTTCTAAAGAATATTATGATGCAGGAGATAATAAACTACGATCTAGAGTAACTGAAATTAGAAGAATCAATCCTGCCCTTATAGAATTTGATTTAGATGAGACAGGATTACCTAAAAACTCCCATTTCTTCTGCCCTATACATAGAGAGCAGATAAAAGAATCTCCAGATACATGTCCAACAGACGATTGTGAACAAAAAATGCAGCCTGCAATGTATAGGTATCTATATAGAACAGAAGTACATTACTTTTTAGATAGTGAAATTGTACATCTATCTAAGTTCAATCCAACTGAAACTTATGGTTGGTCTCCTATTTTAACAATATTTGAAAAAGCTCTTACTTTAATTGGTATGGATAGAAACTTGTATAGGTATTTCTTTGAAAGAAAAATGCCTGCATCTATGGTTATGGTAACTACAGATGATCCTGAAAGTTTAAAGAGAGAAAGGGAAGCACTTGCAGCTAAGACAAGGCAAGACCCTAACTATATACCAATGATTGCTGTATCTTCTAGGACAAATAGAGGTAGGGTAGATATGGTAAGACTATTCCATACATTACAAGAGATGGATTATTTACCAGTACGAGCTGAAATTAGGGAAAGAGTGTCTGCTATATGGGGAGTTTCTCCAATGTGGCAGGGGGCTCCAGATAATTTTGGAGGGCTTTCACAACAAACAGCTCAATTAACCGTAATGGGTAGAGTTGTTGAAAGAGATCAGCGACAAATCATGGAGAAAATATTTCCAGCTATACTAAGTAATTTTGGTATAACAGATTGGAAACTAGTATTACCTAATCCTGAAGAAAAGGCAGAAGCAACTAGAATTGCTCAATCCCAACAAAGAGCCGCAATTGCTCAACAAATGTTGACTATGGGCTTTGATGTACAACTTAAAGGTAATAAAATAGGAATTGACGAGCTAGACTTTATAGTTACGGGAGAAGCTGTACCAACTGCTAAATTAGCAGGTGAGCAACAAGCTCTCGCATTAGAGCAAGCTGAACAACAAGCTGCTATGCAGGAAGCTATGATGGAACAACAACAAGAAGGGGGTGGAGAAGAACCTCCTCCTGAAGAAGGCTCTCAAGAGATTCCTGTTGAAAATGCAGTAACAGATACTCCCAGAGGATTTGAGAATATAGAATCTAAAAATATTAAAAATCCTAATTTAAGGAAAGCAACTACAACATCTACATGGATAGACAGTTTGGCTAATCAGGGATATGACTATCCTATTATTAAACAAGTCTCTCCAGATGGTCAACACGTTTGGTTTACTAATAATGGGCAAGAATATGTAGGTAATTTATCAGGAACAGGTGTAGATAGAATAGAAAAAGCATACTTTGGAAATCCAGTATCCTCTGAGGTAGGAGGTAAGAAACCACTTAGTGATGCTTATACAGCAGAGACAGGAGATGGGACATCAAAGCCAAAAGCAGTAGATGTGTCTGAAGATGAGGATGATTAATGGCTAAGAAATTTAAGGCTAAAGATTCTAAATATTCTAAAATACCTACTTCCGCAAACCCTAAGTCCCCTAATGAACCCGGAGAATATCAAGATCATTCTTATAGTAATAGAGAATTAAGACCTGACGGTTCTACAGTTTACTATTATGATAATGGAGTAAAAGCTATCCACCACCCTAAAAAAACAGGGTCTACATATCATAGAAGAGCTGCTGACCACCATTCAAAACAATCTAATAAAGCTACCGACTCTAAAAAAACTGCAGAAGCTCTATCACATTTGAAAGCTAGAATGGGACATTTATTAGCTGCAAAGGAAAAAGAAGAGGGTAAATCCAAAGTAGAAAAACTCTATAAAGATTTTGGAGGAGCTGACTCAGGGGCTGGAGATGTTGTAGCAGTAGCATCTGATCCCGGAATATTTACTGAAACTTATAGTGGTACTGATAAAAAGAAGAGTAAGAAAAACAAAAAAGATGAGGTAGAAGAAAATAAAAAGAATAAGAAGAAAGCTAGTGGTCCAGACAAATTAGATAAATGGTTAAAAGATACAGAAGAAAAAAGTTTAGAGTTATTTTCATTTAAAAAGACAGATAAGAAGAAATTCCCTTTAGGTAGGACAGGAGGATTAACTCCTGACAATAGTATAAAAACTCCATTAGAAGAAAGAGATATGGAAGAATGGATGGAAGCTAGGCAAAAAAATGCAGAGGATAGAGCGTGGGGATTAAAATTATCTAAAACTAGACAACTAGGCTCTTATGTAGCAGACTTAATTAATGGTGTACATAAAGAGTTGAGTAAGGAAGATGTAAATCGTACATCTGAACGTCCAAGTCCCGAAGAAGAACTTGCACTATTACAAGATGCTCAAGAAAATCTTGATAGGAAATTAGGATATGTACCTCCTGATTTAGGATCTGATAATGAAGATATGGAGAAAATGGAAACAGGTTGGTCAAAAAACAAAAAAGATGGTAAACTAACTAATATGCCCTTTTTAGGGATGTATAAAAAATCAGTAGAAGGTAGGAGGGAGAACCCCCCACCACAAGTAGAAAAGCAATATGGAGCTAAGAGAAGCCCCAGTCCAGATAAGAATGGGTATATAAATCCACCAAATAGGAAAATGCCTGATCCGGATGCTTAATAAATAATAGTATAGGAGATATAATGACAACATTCGTCATACCAGAAGAGGCAAAAGAAGAGATAGTAAAGAGAAAGATGGCAGGAGCAACATGGAGTGCCTTAGCCCGATGGGTTAAAGATAGATGGGGTATAGAAGTACACAGAACTACATTACAGAAGTGGTACGATAGAGAAGCTGACTTCCTAGATGAAGAGCAATCTTGTGACATGGATGAGATGGAAGCGGACTTTACACCTGAAGCACATGTAAAATTAGCTAGAAAAATAGAGACCTATAAAGGCGAGGCTAGATATTGGAAGAAAGTTGCAGAAGCATCTATCAAAAAAGAAGCTAAAGAAGATCTTCTTATAGATTCAATCAAGAAATTTACCCCCTCTTATAAAGAAGTTAAAAAATATAAACACCGAAAACCCTCTGGACAAATAAAAGGTAATAGTGTTCAATCTATGATTGCTCCACTTACTGATACTCACGTTGGAGATAATGTAGAGTCTGATCAGATGATGGGTTTAAATGCTTATAATATAGATATATTTAATAGAAGACTATTCGGATGGGCTAATCAAGTAATTACTCTTGCAGAACTTAGACGTAATTCCGCTGAGGTAGGAGAGCTTATTATTCCTATGTTAGGAGATATGATTAGTGGGGACATCCATGAAGAGTTAGCAAGAACTAATAATGACCATTGTATGGGACAGATGATTAGAGGAGCTAACCTTATCTCCCAAGCTTTAATGTTAATAGCCCCACACTTTGATAAAGTGCGTGTACCTTGTGTAGTTGGTAATCATGGTCGTATGACTAGGAAACCCCCTATGAAGGATAAGTACATGGATTGGGATTACATGTTGTATCAATGGATATCTGTATTCTGTGCAGATCAGAAGAACATAGAATTCCATATACCTAAATCATTCATGACTACAGTCAATGTATGTAATAGAGATATCTTATTAGCACATGGAGATTTCATTAGTGGTGGTGGAAGTGGAACTGCAATCAACAGAGGAGTTAGTAACATGCGAAATGTTATGGCATTCCAAAAGGGATTGAAAGATGAAGTTATACAGCTTCAGGATAATACTCTTGAGGGAGTACCTGAAAGATTTGAAACTGCATTAATTGGACACTTCCATAGAATTGATGAGATCGATATAGGAACTGGAGCAGTACATATCTGTGGTTGTATGAAAGGTGGAGATGAATTCGCTATGCAACGGGTTCAGGCTATTAATAAACCAAGACAATTAGTACTATATTATCATCCAAAATATGGTGAGATAGGTAAAGAGATCATCTATTTAAATAGATATGATAATTCTAAGAAACAGTTTAATGATATATTACCTGATGTTTGGTCCAAAACTTTTAGCTAATTAGGTTTAAATTAGTATAATGTAGTATGGCTATTGATCCAATTATATTAGAATATTTTAAACAAGCGGCGTTGAATTCAATTCAAGCAACTGCTACCGAAGTGTTTGCACAATCTCAAGAAGATTGTCCTGTTGACACTGGAACTTTAAGAGGTTCTGGAGGTGTTACTTCAGCTAATCCAGCTATGGGTGACTTTACTATATCATATAATATTAACGATACTGCTCCTTATGCCCAAATGGTAGAAGAGGGGGGTTATGTTAATAGCCATACTAGAACATCTAAATATGGTAAAGTACATGCTGTAAATGGCTATAATGTAGAAGGAAAGTTTTTTATAAAGGGAGCTTTAGATAAAGTATTTAGTGGAGCATACAATCAAGTAGTAATCAATGCCAACATGGGTAGTAGTGGTTATTATGTTAATTTATAAAGAAAGAGGAGAAAAATGTCAGACATAGAAGTGTCCCCCAACCAAGAATGGATTATTGCACGACATTCAAGAATGGTAGGTAAAATTTTAGATTTAGTTGAGGCAGCAATGCCTGAAGGCAAACAGTGCGAAAAGCTTAAAAAATTAGTGCAAGTACCATTATATGATTTCAGAAATGACATTCTACGTTTAGAAAGTGGTGATGTAGATACTGATATCGTAGAATAACTACTTATATTTTTTTATATTTATACTTAAATTAGTATAATAAGAGTGACTATAAAATTATAATGTTTTATACTATATTGTAAAAAGGTCGGGGGTGGCTTAGACCAACCTTTTTAAGGTCGAACAGACATAAAATTTATAACAAAATAAACCTTAAAAATAAGGAGGCTATAATGGCTGATGAAATTCTAAACAGAATTGAAAAGCACATGGAAGGTACGTCATTAGGTTTGGCGGCTCTTGCAGAAGTGCTACAAAAAATGGATGGAAGAATGGATGCGGATGATGCATATGCGATTGAAAAAGCTGAACAAGAACAGGCAGCTTATCAGCACGCAAGCTTGGTAAAGAATATTGCTAAGTCAGTGTTAATAGAACTCGCAGACCAAGGTATGGACGTAGACGGTGAAAAAGTAAACACTGTGGGTGGATCTGATCCAACCTCTAGTGCAACTGCTACTCCTAACTATGTAGGTAACTCAGATGATTCATCTGAAAACGTGAAAATCACAAGCAAGATAGAAGACCAACAGGCTACTATCCAAGCTGAAGATGACGATAAAGAAGATGACAAAGAGGAAAAAGCTTACATGGGTAACAAGATGAATAAAGCGGAAGAGGGGGAAGAAGACTTCCCTCAAGAAGAAGAGAATGGTAATGGTAATGGTTCAGACGAAGAACCTACTGACGAAGAACTCGAAGGCAGCTTACAGAAACAATTGGCAAGTTTACAAAAACAAATAGATGGACTTGACATTTCTAAAGCTGTAAAAAACGAATCCGAGAACAGACTACGAAAAATGGGATTCAAGGAAGAGAATGGTCTACAGAAACCTCAGTTGAGTAACTCATTTGGAGCAGACGAAACTCCAATTAAGAAAGCTCAGACTGTAAATGACGTAGTTGACCAACTAACTAACTTGTCTTACAAAGAACTGCGAAAAATGCAGGAATACAAAAGACAAGGACTAAATGAAGGATTGCCTGACGAAATCGCAAACCTTTAAACTTTAAATAAACGATAAAAAATTGAGGAGACTAATATGCCTTCATTAAGTGAATATATTGCTCAGTCGAATAGAGGATTAAATTCTTC